CACGTTGAGACTGTGCTTCCCACCAATTACCTGCTTTAGCATGAGCCATTTTGTCATCAGATAAGTCTGACAACGAGATCATGGCTGACCGTCTGACTCCACCCACAACAACAACTTCCCCGATCTTGCAGAGAATATCATGACACTCAAGGGATGAGAGACGACGACCAACTGCTCCTTTAAATTTGGTAACGCAAAACTTATAAAGTTCTTCCAGAGGTCCGGGTCCACTTGCTCTTCCACCGAAAGTTTTAAGTCTTGCACCCGCAGGTCGAACTCTTGATACGTCGAACTTTGGAATCTCGCCAGCGTAAAGAAGAGCCAAGAGTTGTCGTAACGATTTAGCCCATCCTTCTTTAGAATCCGACACAACAATAGAAGTCTTACTATCAAACAACTGCTCTGGCACTTCAGGTAACTTTTTAACATACTGTTGCTCCACAGAAAAACCGACACCAGTGCCGCAGAGAAGAATATACATTGCTTCGTCAAAGGCTTTAGGGTCGTCAATAGGTAAATAAGAACAGTTAAATGCAGCCACGTTCTGACGCTCTAAGGCTGGTCCTGCTGTCATCACTGCTCTCATGCTAGGTACTACATCTAATGCTACTACAGCTTGTTCTAGTTCGTTACGCAGCTCTTTAGTGAGTGTGTAGCTCTGCTTCTCTGCTAGGTGCTTCTCCATAAAATCAAAGTATCGTGCTACTGTCTCATTCCAGTGTTCACGACGACCTTTATCGTCAAGATAGCGACTGTATCTCGATTTAGCAATAAAGGTATTGTAAGGTGTCATTGTGTAATTATTGCTCATTCAACTTCTTTCTCTAGTGTGTCGGCTTTGTCTTCTATTAAATCACTAAATCTTTCTACTAGCTCCTCGCTTGTTATTTCCAGTAGTTCCAGAAGGTCTAGCTCGGGTAGTTGTTTTAGTCTTTCCTTTATTTCCGGTATCGTTAACGACATCGCATACTTGCTCCTTTTTAAAATGTTTGAGTGCTTCTTTGAGACCATCTTCCCACTTCTCGAACCACACAGTTTTCATCGTATCATACCAATACGTAGTTTCTAGTGCAGGATACCATCTCCAGCAAGATAATTTACCTTGTCCTATTAAATTAGCGACAGGGACACCTACCGAACCAGCGATATGTACAATAGCTGAATCAACAGAGATAACTCCGTCCAATGCTTGAACTTTGTCAGCAGTGTCGATCCACAGATCAGAAGTGAGATACCCTTCATCTTGTTGCAAACTCACCCAATCAAACTCAGGGTGTTCCTTGATGAAGTTCAACATGATTTCTTTAGGCATTTGCTTTGCCTTCATGTTCCAACTGGTGTTGGTAGTGGTATAACAGTATCCTAACATAGGTTTATCTCTTTTTTCTTGACTTAGATCAAGATTTCTAAAGATACCCTCAGAACCGTAAATACGCTCTACAGGCTTAGGCGATATAACCCCATGTTCCATAAGACAATATGGTAAAGACATCACTTTTAACCTGATTCCGTTCTTAATAGGCTGTTCCACCTCGTAAAATCCATCATGATTAGGAAGCCTACGAAGTAGCTTTAGGATAGGTCGTGGAAAAGCTAGTTTAACTGACTTAGCACCAGCTTCTTTTAGTAAAGGAATAAAGCGACTGAATTGAATCATGTCGCCCCATCCTGCTTCACACCAAACAACTATATTCTCATTCTTAATGCTCATCCCCGGAATCCAAACACGCATCCTATCAAAGTTAGACTTGACACCGTAGGACGGTACTAGATTAGGAAGAGACCGAAGCTCATGAAGATAGAAACCATATTCCCAGTTCCCTTCTTTAATAAGTGTCTGTCCCTTCTGATAAGCTGGATTAGCGTCTTCTTGGTTTGTTATTCCGTAGAAGTTAATCCGACGATGTTTGTTAAGCTCCTGCATAATAATGTTCCTTTACCTCATCATAAACTGTGTGTAGTTTCTCAGCATAATGTATTAGCTTCTCGATGTCCTGACGACCAGCTTTGTACGGAAAGCGTAAAGCATACTTAATGATGTTTGCAGTGTAGGGGTCAAGATGATAAGCATCAATGATGTCCCACACCTGCATCTTAGCTACTTGGTAATGATTACCTCCAACTTGTCGGTGCTTTGTTTCTTCACCAGCACACATATCAACTACTGTGTTCATACTAATCCTTTCACTTCTGCTTTGTGTGTTTTCTCCGACTTGACCGCTTGACTCCAGCTTCCGCAGCCTTTGCACTGATAGCGTTGATATGTACCAACAGACGAAATAGCAATCCCACGTTTTTGTAGCTTAGGCTTTGCACAAGTAGGGCATACAGGACTGTCAGAGAATAGGTTATGGTTTGGATGGTGTTTAATCCATGAGAACAGACGACGATACAAAGACTCCAACAATACTACGTCTTGAATGTTGTACTCTTCCATGATCTTCCAAGCATCATTGTCGCCTTTCATACACTTCGTCCACAGCTCCATGCCAGCGTGTGCAGTCTTTTGTCCTAAGCCAAGACGCTGAGATACATAGTCTAGCTTGTTAGAAGGAAACTTAAACTGGCTACGAACCACACGAAGTAAATCAATTTGTTTATAAGGTGATGGTGGATTAAAACCAAATAAGAGGAATTCCTTGTTAAGTGTAGGAATGTCAAACTTAGTACCGTTATAATGCACCACAGCATCAGCTTCGTCGAGAAGTCCATGAATACCTTTAAGCATAGCTTTTGGTTTAGATTGATGTACAGAATCAAACATCACCTCATCACTATCTAACCACTTAGCAGCCCAGCACAGGATGTTAGATGAGTCGATAATATGATTAGGTGATATGTTCTGATCCCAGATTCCCCAGACATACGCAGTCATCGGGGATGTCTCTATGTCTAGTAGAAGAATCTTCATGGAAACTCTCTTCCACAGAATGACAAACAAGTTCCTTGAACACAGTTTGGACAGCCAGCGTAGTCATCATCGGATAAGTCTTCGTCATCAAATAACGAATCTAATGCTGCTTCACGCTTGCGATACTGTTTAATCATCTCATACTCTTTACTTGAGATTGCATATTCTTTCTCAATTCCGTAAGGATAGTCAGCAATAAATAATACTTTCTCTGAGATACAGTATCCGTACTGAGCTGATAAGAAATCAGTAAACTTTAATACTAGCTTTGTCCAAGACTCAGCATCCTCAACAGTAAACTCTCGTGTTAGTTTTCCATCTTCATCTTCTAATTCAAACCTTAACGACATTTGATGATCGTACATATTATTTGCTCCTTGAAATAATGTCAAAAAAGACTTCTGCATCAATTACAACAAGCGGTTTGCTTTGATTCTGTTTTATCACTACTACTGGTTCGTGTGTACCGTGTGTACGGCATTGTGAATAGTATTGATAGACAGCAATCTTGGCTAAGTTCTTACACTCGAATTGAAATGGTATCAAGTCTTGTGCTAAAGGACTTAGCTTTACATCAGCTCCGCTTGCTCCCATCGAAGTGCTTGTGATGTCCCCTAGCCTGAGTTGCGGATACCTTTTTAGCAGTTCGCTTGCGAGCCACTTTTGTAGGTTTCTTCCCTTTGCTTTTGCTGACTGCGGTTTCATCTAGTAATACCTTTCTATTCTTAATCCATGCTTTAGGAATGTGCATCCTTGCATTAGTCTGGTCAATCGACCATGTTGATGCTAGACAGATTGCTTCGTCAGTTTCATCGACTAAGAACCCTACTGTAGTGCAGTGATGAATCGCTGCTGTTACTTTACCTTCCCAACCAACATCGGCAACAGCATCAATCCATTCAACCTGTATTATTGTGGCGGTTGCCATACTTGTCCTTCCTCTCTTAGAATCCATAGTAGACGACCATTCTCAATGACACGGTCAAGATTGTTGTCATAAGCAGTCAAGACAACATCGTACATTTCTTTCTCTGTCTTGCAATCCTTTAACATCTTCTTAGATTTAACAGGACCAATGCCAGCTAGTCCGATTATATTGTCAACCGCATCTCCAGTCAACATCTGTAAGTAGAAATTACGGATACCTTCTTCTTCGGTAATGTAGTACTGCTCGTCTTTAACGAAGTTGTAATGATTACCACGAATC